ACAAGCCAGTTGCTGTGCTCCTTCTACGTTGTCATCCTCTTCAGTAAGACTATCCCAATCAATAGTATCAGGCATCTTATGAAGCAGTTCCAAGTACTCTTCCTCGCTGCACTCTTCGTATGGAGCCTGGCGATAGGTTCCACCGTCATATGGTAAGAAACTTACACCACTGATATCATCGAAGTTCTTCCAACACCAAGCCCCTACCTCTACCCACTCGTCCTCCTCCACTGAGATGGTAACTGATGGCTTGTGTTCACACCAATGCTTCTGATACATCATCCATAAGTCTAGGTGTTGAGTGGCTGTTAAGTCCTCACGCAGTAGTGCATTGTGTGGTGCTTTCTTAGGAAAGCTAAAGACAGTAGTAGACTCAGGACGCATGACACAATCTTCTGATGGTATCCCTTGCTCTGTCATGAACGATGTAAGAGGATCTTTCTTATCGCCCCTAACCCTGCGGACATAATACTTACTATGTCGAGGATGAATACCACTGGCAGAATCAACAAGCTGACTAACAGTGCCACTAGGTTTAACACAAGTGATGGCAGTAGAACAAGGAATATTGAGGTCAGTGGATAGCTGTAAGTTAGTATCAACTGATACGTCTTTGAGTCGTTCAAGAAGTGTTCTAGTCTGTTCAACAGTATCTCCTAATAGTTTGTTGTCCAGTATACCAGTCAGTGATACACCCAGTAATCTCTCTTCTTCAGTGTTGCGTTGCCATATCTTTCTAAGGTACGGGAAGTGTGTCATAGTAGACTGATAAGTACCTAACTGTGTAGCTAGTCTGACCTTACGTTCTAGGTCATAAATACTATCACCTTCTCTGACTACTACCTCAGATAGATTACAGAACTGGTATGGTCTAAGGATAATCTCAGAGCATGGGTTAGTACCAAACTCCTGTTCAGTATCTCTACGTCCATTCTTCTTAGCCTGATTGATAGCAGCCTCTCTGTTAAAGATACCACGCTCACCACTGTGACTATGATATAAGCTAGTCCACTCATTCATGAACTGTCCTACGTCAGGCTTGGTAATATATACAGCAGAGTTGTTAGCCAATGCTCTGTGAGGATTAGCTTCCCACCATTGACCTGTCTTAGCATGACGCATCTTGTCATCCTCTAGGTCAGACAATGAGATCATAGCTGAACGTCTAACACCACCCACTACTACAACCTCAGCTACCTTACACATGATGTCATGGCACTCTAGTGTGTTGAGCTTACGTCCTGCTGCACCTTGAAACTTACGGATAACAAACTCAAACAACTCATTGAGTGGTGCTGGTCCACTGGCTCTACCACCAAACGTCTTGAGTCTAGCACCTGCTGGTCTGATCTTCCTTAGATCCCACTTAGGTATCTCGCCTGAGTACAGTAGTGCTATGACTTGACGTAATGCTTTAGCCCAGCCTTCTTTACTATCAGATACAACAACAGTAGAGTCAGACTTAAACATCTTCTCTGGTATCTCAGGTAGCTTGTCAACATACTTATGTTCAACACTAAAGCCTACACCTGTGCCACACAGTAAGATATACATTGCCTCATCAAAGCATTTAGGATCATCGACAGGTAGGTAACTACAGTTGTATCCTGCTGTGTTGTCCCTCTCAAGAGCCTTACCTGCTGTCATGATAGAACGCATAGAAGGTACTATCTCTAAGTTCTTAATGGCTTCACGAAGCTCTGAGTCTGTCTCCATAGGCATGACATACTCATGCTTAGTCTCCAGATGTTTCTTCATGAAGTCCATGTATCTATCTACTGTTTCATTCCAGTCTTCTCTACGTCCGTCTGCTTCTACAAATCTACAGTACCTAGACTTCGCTATATACTGCTGGTAAAAATCCATCATTCTATTTCCTTTATTAGTTTATCGTAGTTCTCTTCAACTACATCTTCAAATCTATCTAGTATGTCAGACGAGGTAAGGTCTAATAACTCTAAGATATCTACCTCATCCAACACACCAAGTTTTTCTATGAGTTCAGCAAGCGTCAGTGTGGTCACGTTCAGTCTCCAAATCCTCGTTAGTCATAACAACTAACGCTGCATAGCCACCTATGTCATGCCATGAATCGTTAAGATAGTAGTTACCGTTAAGTATCCTAGCCATCTTGTTAGCTATCATGTCAAGACTTTCACGAGCATAGTCAGGCATGATGTAGTAGTTAGGTGACTGTCGCATAACCTTCTTTATGTCCTGACTAATCTGACTAACATTTTTGTACTGTCCATACTGTCCTTCTCTTGTTGATAAGGTCTCATTGATTTCCATATTGGTTCCTCAAGTAATTAATTGATACTGGCATCTCGTCAAAGCTACCATCGTTTACTTCGTTCAGCATCCAGATACCAGACCAGCTACCATTAGTCTGAGGAGTTAGATAGTCCTCGTCATGTTGATAAAAGATACCAGCAAAGATACCAGTGATACCTTTACCATCTGCCTTCTTACTGAAGGAGATAGCTCGGTCTTGTACGTGACCCATTATACAACTCATGTGTTTCTTTTGCAAGAGTAAACCAGGATTACTAACAGGTCTACCCATCACACCAGATGTAAAGTAATGGCTGTATGCTATGCCATTAACAATAGGTACAGAAAGAAAGTCATGAACCTCCCAGTTATATTTCTTTAGATTGAAATCACTGTAACCAATCAACCCTTCTAGTTTTCTATCTGACTCGATAGCTCTTTCGATACGTTGCTCGTGATTACCAATAAGAAATATCTTCTTAGGTTTCCATACCTTCTTCTTGTTGACACGCTGTCTCTTCTGCTCCTCGATGATAGGCTTCATGAATACATCCATAGCTTTGTTACCAGCTTCGATGTCATCGTTGTATGTCCTGCCTTCAAAAGACTTCTTACCTACGTCATAGACACTGAGACTTGGCATGTCCCAGTGATCTCCTAGATGGACTATAACATCAGGCTTAGTCTTGACAGCGTACTTACCTGCCCATTCTAAATGCTCGAATGAGTTATTAGGTTTGCATTGTGTGTCAGGGATTACTAAGTGTCTCATGTTGACCTCTCTAACAACTGTAAATAATAGACCGCATCTATAACAACCAACGGGTCTGACTTGTTTTGTTTAACAACAACTACTGGTTCTCTACCTTCAGGGCAATTGTCTTTTGCTTGTGAATAGAAAGCATAGACAGCCATAGATTCTCTTGACTTACACTCAACAGATATCTTTAGCTTATCACCTGCCAACTGAGAGAACAGGATGTCCTCACCGCCAGCACCCATACTCGTAGACCTTACATCGTCTTGGGAAAAGGGAAAGAGTTCGAGGATCTGATCTCGGAACCATTGCTGTAGCTTTCTTCCTTTGGCTTTTGCACTTTGGGTTTTGATGGCTTTCTCCTTAAATCTAAAAACTTATCTAGTCTTACTTTCTTAATACTCTTAATCCACTGTTTCGGTATGTGTATCCTAGAGTTAGACTGATCGTGAGAGATTGCAGCAGCAAGACAGACAGCATCATCAGTCTCATCCACTAAGAAACCTATGCTTAGTACAGGATGTACATCAGCTTTAGAGTTACCTTCCCATCCTGCATCAGCAACAGCATCAACCCATTGGACATAACCTATTGTGAATTGCTTGGCGGTTTCCACAACTGCTTCTCTTGTCTTCTTATCCATAGCAACCTCGCACGTTCAGTTAGTTTATCAATGTCATTGTCGTAAGCAGACAGTACCTCGTCAAATAATTGTTGCTCACCTTCACAGTCTTTAAGTATCTTCTCTGCTTTCTTGGGTCCAATACCTTTCAATCCTGGAATGTTATCAACACGATCACCAGTTAGTATCTGCATATAAAAGTTTCTTATGGCATCTTCTTCCTTTACATAATATAAATCTTGTTTAACAAAGTTGTAGTGCCAGCCACGTAACATGTCTAAGTCTTTATCAATAGACATGACACATGACTGGTCTTCGGGTAACTCGTAGACAGCAATGCCTATAGCATCGTCTGCCTCTTGACCTTGAATTACTTCAAAGCCCCACTTGCTAACCAAGTATTCTCTAAGGGTGTCGTAGTGTACTGGTTTTCTATTGTTAACTCTATTACCCTTGTAGTCTTGCTCAGTAGCAATCTTATCTCGGTAGTTTCCTTTACCTGTGATGTAGCCAGAGTAGGACTCGACACCTTGAACACTTAATAAGTTATCAATGAAGTGTCCCATCCTAGAGATAGCATACTTCTCTTCCTCTGGATCATCAACAGAGAATCCCACACGATAGACGAGGATGTCCCCATCAATGAGGGCTTTGACATCCTGCATTGACGGGGTACTCATTACAACGCCTCCTCTAAACTATCATCAAGAGCAGACTCGTCAGCATCATACACAACCAAGTCAGTAATGACTAGCTTGTTGATACCTGCGGATACACCTGCCTTACCTTTGAACTGGTAAGCATAGGGTTTGATCCACGCTACTCCCTTTGATCCATTACCTACCTTTCCTGATACGCCTGAACCATCTGGCATCTCAGTCTTGATAGGAAACTTCTTAGATTTAGCTACAATATAGAAGCCTTTATCTTCCTTACGCTTCACCTCGATACCTTGATCCTCTAGCGCAGAGACTGCACCATCAGATAGGTTACACAAATCAACCTGATACTTCTCAGACATCTGGTTAGGTGTGTCAAGGAAAGCCCACATGATATCAGCTTTTACCTTTATTGCTTTTAAGTCTTGCATTTTACTTCTCCTTAGTGTGTTGTTGCCCAATTAGTACCTATCTTATACTCACCGTCGAGTGGACAACGTAGCCCTAGTGTGAGTCCTGCTTCCTGAATTGCCTGTACGCCAGCTTGACCTACAGATTCAGCAAGTTTTTCATTCGTTTCTATCTGCCATTCATCATGAACATTAGCTACAAATGAAGCATCCATTATAACACGATTTAGTTTAGAATGCAACAATACTAATGCTTGTTTCATTACTACTGCACCTGCTCCTTGTAGTAATACATTCAAGGCAGCGTGTGCTGATCGAACCATAAGCCTACGACCATCAAGACTAGGTAGCCAACCACGTTTAGCTAGTCTATCTACCTTCTGTCTCAGTGTCTTGAGTGCTGGTGTGTTGGCAAGGAAGCTATCGATTAACTTCTTACCTTCACGTTCACCACCACCTACGATAGCGCCTATCTTAGCTGGACCTGCACCATAGAGGAAAGCATAGATAAAAGTCTTGGCTTGATCCCTGTTAGTAAGACCTGCTGCTTTCATGTTCTTAGTATGGATGTCACCACTCAGTATCTCGTTGGTGTACTCCTCGTCACGCATGTAGTGTGCAAGCATACGTAACTCAAGACCACTAGCGTCTATCCCTACAAGTACATTACCATCCTCTACTGTCCAACACTCACGACACTCCTTACCAAACGGATTACCAACACGAGGCACCTGTGCAAGATTAGGTTTAGAATGAGTCATTCGTCCCGTGACTGCACCGTTGGTGATGACCTTACAGTGAACCCTGTCGGAGTTATCAGCATGGTCAATCCATGATTCAACTTGAGCCACCCGTTTCTGAACGAGTAAGTATTCTGCAATGAGTTTAGCTTCAGGTAAGTCAATAGCTTGTAAGACTTTCTCATCAACGATCACCGATCCTTTCTCTGTGTGCTTAGTTGGTTGCCAACCCAGAGTCATCAAGCGTTCTGCTATCTGCTTGCGTGATCCTGGATTGAACACTTCTACTTTGTCCTTGAGTCTGTTGCCTGTCTTCTCGCTATACCTGCGTGTTACAATAGGTCTGAAAACTTCTTGTAGTTCTTCCTCAATTTCGTGTAGTCTTTTCCTCCAACCTGCCAAAAGGAATAACGCTTTCTT